TTGAGGCGCACGATTTCAGCCGCGCAGGCGGCGCTTGCCGCCGCCAGCTTACGCATGCCGTCGCCCAGCTCTGCCGCCAGCGTCTCGAATTCCGGCATGGAATTCGGTACCGGAACGCGCGCGGCTTTCGTCTTCTTCTGTGCTGCCATCGTCAACCTCCTGAATTCATGCAGCTTTGCGTGTCTCTGCGGGCAGGCGCCGCCAAGCGATAGACAGTGCTAGAACGGCGTCGTGCCAGTCCGGCACAGAGAGGCCAGGCCAATGCATGCCCAAGCACTCGATGACATCGAGCGGCGACTGGCCGCGCTCGGCGGCAACGAGCGCGTGCTCGATCGCGATGGCCGTGGCCTCGTCGTCATCGGGTTTCAGCCGACGCATGACGGCGAGGCCGCGCGTTGCAGCTCGGCCAAACGAGCCTCCGTCGCGTGGGCGTAGCGCGCGATCGCACGCAAAACCTCGACAAAGCCTTCGCTGTCGTCCCGGTCCATGTGGATGACGCCGTCGTCGCTGATGCATTCCAGGGCGAGGTCGGCGATGCCGTCGATGGCTTGAGACGGCGTCACGTTACCGGGCAGCTCAAACGCGATCATGGTGACGTTCCCTCGATAGCGGAGTGCGGACAGCCCGAGCGGCAGGCGCGATAGAGCTGGATGCGCTGGGGGTTGGCGGCGCTGAAGGGCGCGGCCTGATGCGAGCGGCAGTCGTCGCCGGCGATCTCGCCAAAGACGGGGCACTGCACGACATCGAGGCGGGTCAGAACGGCGCGGGCGAGAGCGGTCGTGTCGCGGTCGCCGTACTTGCCGCTGAGCACGAGCGACAGCGCCGTGCGGCTGTAGCCGATGCGGTCGGCGACCGCCGTGATCGAGCCCAGCCGATCGACCGCGTCGCGCAGCAACTGCATCCAGTCGCGCTCGGCCGTGTCGACGAACGCCGTCATTCCGCCGGGTCCTCTTGCCAGACGATTTGCGCCAGGTTCGGGTCGAAGACAGATTTGACCCGCTGGACGATCGGCGAGCGCGGACCGGTGTTCCGGCTCTTGACGAAGCGATACCGCGCCTGGCTGTGCGGCCCGGCCTTCGCCACCAAAGCCAAGTATCCGGCCCGGTGCAGGTGCGTGACATAGCAGTTCGCATGCCGCTCCGAGACGATATGATCTTCCGTAGACGCCGCGATCGACAGATCAAGCGGGGTGAAGTTGTCGAGCAACTTCATCGTCCGCCACATCTGTGCTCGGCCAAGACCAGTCTGACAGGGCGTTCCGTCGCGATTTAGCGTCGGCGCTTCAACGCCGACATCGCGGATCAGCCGGTAGACCTTGGACGGTTTGACGAGGTTTGGGTGAACGCCGAACTTACCGGAGTCGGCCGGCTCCGTGCCGCAGACCTCGATAAATCCACCGGCCAAAAGGCTGCGCACATAGGTGTCGACCGTGCCGCGATTATGGCGCAGCTCGTCCGCCAGCGACGTGATCGTCCAGCTCGGCAGGCGGCGGATTGCCTCCCAGACCGCCTGACGCCCGAACGGCCGGCCGCCGGCCGCCTTTAAATGAGCGTGCTTTCGACCGGCCATGTCACGCCCGCCGCGATGCAGGTGCTGCGCCGGTGAAGAATTCGCCCTTGAAGTCGGCCCGCGTCATGCGCGTGAGGCCGGCGGTCTCGGCCTGTTCGCGCACCTTGTCGAGGCTGACGCAAATCCGCCGGATCGAACCGCCCGACGCCTCGTGCAAGGCGATCAGCAGATCGTCGGTCAGCTCGATCCCGCGGCAATAGAGATGCGCCAGATGGCGCGCGTCGCTCTGCGCTGCGGCCTGCGCCGGCACCCAATCGAGCATGCGGCCATGAACGCGCTCCCAGCGCCGGAGCGCCGTCGGCAGACCTTCCTCGCCGATCAGGATGATCGCGGACTGGCTGCTTTCGTAGATGTCGCGCACGACTTCGATCATGCCCTTCGCGACCAGGAAATCCGCCTCGTCGATGATCAGCGGCCGGCCGGAGAGCGAGAGCTGCTGGCCGATCTGATCAATCATGTCCGGGATGGTCGAGGCCGGCTGGATGCCCATCTCGGCCAGGACCGCTTGGGCTAACTTCTTGCGCGTCCATACCGATTTGACCTGGACGTGATACGCACGGAACTTGTTGGCCGCGTAGATCGCGGCGAAGGTCTTGCCGTACCCGGAGAAGCCGTGGAACGTCGCCATGCCGGGCAATCCCGGCGTGCGGTGAACGACGCGCTGCACCAGCTCGGCCAAGGCGGCGACATTGCGCAGCGGGGCGATCGTGCTGGTGATCGGGGCGGTGCTGAAATCCTGTGGCATCTTTAGATCCTCAAGCGGTCAAAACGGCGTCGCCGAAATCGGCCTGCATGGCCTTGCGGGCGACGTAACCGGGGGTCTTCTGGTAACGGGTAAGCCAGGTTCGGTCGGTGTCGGTAACGGCCTCCCCGGCGGCGAGGCGACGCTCCAGCTCGATCGCGCGGGCGAAATACGTCTCGGCCGACGGGATCGGCACGACCGGCGCCGACGCGCCGAGATCGGCGCCGATCTCGGTCTGAAGCGAGGCGCGACGCGCCGCGACCTCGACCGGTACGGGCGCTTCTTCGCGCCGATCGGCGCGCGCGGCGATTGCCGCAGCTTCGAGATCGGGCGTGGTGTAGCTGTCGGATTTGCCGGGGAATGCCAAGAGCTTGCCGGCTGCCGTCGCGCGCTCGCGGATGATATCGGGGACGATTTTCTCGGTGACGGCCTTCTTGGCGATGGCCTTCAGCACCTTCTTCCCCTCGGTTATGACGGCCTTCTGAACAGCCTTGCGCTTTGCGACCAGTTCCTGCCGGCTGATGCCTGTGCGTTCGGGACACAGCGCCTTGACGATGAACTTACCGTCGAGATCGAATACGTAGATTTCGCCGATATCGGCCTCGTCGAGCAGGATGCGGACATCCTGGCCTTCGAGCCCGCCCAGCTCCGGCGCCTCGAACAGCGCGTTGTCGAGCCTGATCCCCTTCTTCGTGATCGTGCGGATGCCGCTGCCGCCTGGCGCCGGCGCCAGCAGCACGTCGAGCGCGCGCTCATCGGCAATGCGCTGCACTGGACCCGACCAGCTCGACGCACGCTCGAACGGCGTGACGCCGTCCAATCCGCTGTGCGGATCAAGCGCATAGATCTTGTCGGTCCAGTCGTCGCAGAATTTCTGAAGCTCTTCCGGCGACATGCGCAGATCGACCGCTTCGCCGCCCTCCTTCATCATGCGCTGGGCGAAGCTCTGCCTGGACCTGATCGCCTGTGCCTCGCCGACGCTGTGGCCGACATAGCCGGGCAGAAGCTCGACGAGGTCTCGGCAGAACGTACCGAAGGCACGCTCGATGAAGGGCTTGTGCTCGGGTGTGAAGGGCGGCGCCAGATCGTGGTCGATCTGCAAGCCAGAGATCACGCGCAGCATGTGCTCCGACACGTAATCGCTGCCGTTGTCGGTGCCGAGCTGTTCCGGCACGCCCCAATCGACCAGCGCTCGCCGCAGTGTGGCCGCGACGGCGATGGCGCTGCTGCTGCGCGAGACGTGCAACTTCAGCCGCCTCGAATAGACGTCGATAATGCCGACCACAACATGACGGGCGCCGTCGGACAGCAGAAGATCGCCCTTGGTGGAGTCCGCTTCCCAGCGCTGGTTCAGCCTGATGATTTTCGCGTCGGCGTCGCCACCGGCCGCCATGAACTTAGAGCGCCACGCGTCGGGATTGGTAATGGCCGTATGCAGTTGCTTATTCGTCGCCTTCCAATCGGCCATCCAGCGCTGCAGCGTGCGGTAGCTCGGATGCAAATCCTCGGTAAACCTGGCGCGGATCGCGCGCATCACATGCTTGGCCGAGGCGTGCGGATGGTCGACCAGCATGCCGAGGATCAGCTCGCGCAGATCCGGCGTGGTGTCGATGATGCCCTGGCCCCGGCGATGCTCGCCCTGCTTGCCGGCCAGGCGCGCCAAGCCTTCGCTGCTTAGCGCCTTGGCCCAATTGTCGATCGAGTTGGAGCAGACCGAAGGGATTTCCGCTCGCAGCCATTCCGGCACTTCGATCCGGCCGCCGCTGTATTCGTGAGCGAACAGCTCCTGGCCCCGCCGCTTCTCCAGGCCGGACACGTTGACGTAGCGCTGGGCGAGCTGGACGACGGCGGCGCGGGCGTCGGCCTTGCGCTGGCGGGCTTCAGGCAGCCGCATGAACTGCGCCAGGCCGAGCTGGCGCGCGGCGGCGGCGGCGCGATCGTCGACTACCTCGACCAGCCTGAGGCGAGCGCCTTCCGCCCGGCCAGCGGCCAAGGCGGCGGCGCTCGACGCTTCCTCGGTGGCCAGCAGCGCCATGACCGGCGTGCGCACTTCGGCCGGAAGGGTGAGGACCGGATACAAATTCTGCCGGCCGCCGCGCACGGTGCCGGTCACATGCAGCCAGCATTCCTTCTCCGCGCGGCGCAGGATCGACGTGCGATGCACGCCCAGCGCCAGGGCGATCTTCTCCGCCGTGACTTGGCCGCTCATCGGGCACCTCCGGCGCGGCGGGCGGCGCGGCGCGCATCTTCGCGCAGCTCGCGGGCGCGCCGCTCCAGGCGGCGGGCGCCGTCGGCCATGATCTGCGCCTGGATCGCCGGCAGGTGGAGGCGCTCGACGATCGCCCATTCCGTGCCGGCGACCAGCACGGCCAGCGCCCGAGCGTCGCCGGTAGCATGGGCCAGCGCCGCGAGGCGGATGGCCGAGATCGTGTGTTCCTCGCGCGCTTGTGAGGCATAGGCGTTCAGCATCTGCAGCGACACCGGCTCGTGCAGGAATTCGCTCATCCGCGCCGCGATCTCGTCACGGCCAAGCTCGCACTCCCGCAACACCAGCGCCACTGCCCGCGCCACCCGTCCGCGCAGCGTCTCGGCCCGCACCTGCTGCGGATCGACCGCGGGCGTGACCTCCGGCGGCTGCCAGCTCAGCAGGTCGCCGGTGAGCTTGTCTTGACGGTCGCGGGCCATCACACGGCCCTCGAAAACGTACCGGCCAGCCGCCGGTTCAGGGAAGAATGACGGCTGGCCGGACTTCCTTTATGGTTGTAGGGGGCAACACCAACCACAAGGAAGAGAGTATGACGAATGAACCGGTGATAAGGCGATTTTTGCTTAGCGTTCACTACCGTGACGGCATGGATCAGCACCGCAACCGTGTGCTCGAAGATGCGCTGAAAGCGCTGCCCGATACGGGTGTGTTGCCTGCGCCGAGGGCGATCTACGAACAAGTCGGAACCGCTTGGCGTATCGACACACCGATGTTGCCCGCCGAGATCTTGGACGCACTCAAGACGTGGCGCGAGCCAGCGATCAAAAGCACCGACCGCGTCATTCTGTGCGAGATCGGAGCCCATGCGGTGTTCGAAAACCGACCGCAAATGGCGAAATG